ACTGTGTAATGGGTTGGGCATTCCTGGCCGACTTCGCAGTAAACGTAGTTATGTCTTAGAGACGATTCTCTTAAAATCTTACAGAATTTTGTAAGGCACCTCTTGTAACCATTTGCTCAGATGGGAGGGGACATGAGCAGCTACAACCCCGTACGGTGGGGGACTGAAAGGTCAAAGATCCCGCTGGCAACGTACTGCCACTTTATGTGCCCATGGCTCAAATGGATAGAGCACTCCCCTTCTAAGGGAGTGGTTGCAGGTTCGAGTCCTGCTGGGCGCACCAATTAATGATATGTTAGGATAATACCATGAATATGTTACAAGCTAAGTCGTTTCAAGAGCTGTTAGTTAGTGATATTGCCGATATCGAGTCCCAGATTGCTATGTACGAATCTATGAAAGTACGTAAGCAGACTAGACTATATGTTGTTGAGAAGTACGTCGTGGATGCTATGGAGCTTAGGGAAGAGGTTGCTGTGTCGTTAGCTAAGCTAGACGTTGGTTTAGGAAAAGATGATGCGGTGAGTGTGATGCGGAATCCAAACTCAATTAGCTCGTTGATATCCCAGTATTGGTAATCGCCGATATTGAGCGCACTATATAGACTATGTTAAGATTTATTCCTCGATAGCTCAGTTTGGTAGAGCAGTAGACTGTTAATCTATTTGTCGTTGGTTCGAGCCCAACTCGAGGAGCCACTTTATGCGGACGTGGTGAAATTGGTATACACGCCAGATTTAGGTTCTGGTGCCGCAAGGTGTGAGAGTTCGAGTCTCTCCGTCCGCACCAATTACGCCAGGGCATGTTTGCTAACTCCAATAGATATCCAGGTGTCATATCGCAGGAGTGAAAGGGTTCGATTCCCTGACTGGCACTTATTATGGATAGTAGGTCACAAGGTGTGACAGTGGACTGTAACTCCGCCGAGGAAACTCATGATTGGTTCGATTCCAATACTATCCACCATTTTAGGCAATACATGTATGAGCACTGCACGAAAGACCAAGCAACAGAACTTTATAGCAAAGAACATGGAGAAGTTCAATCGACCTGTCACCCACGTAGACAGGAAGAAGCAGTCTAAGATCAAAGGACCTTCTGCCGATAGAGCTTGGATAGACGACGCATAGAGTCTATATCTATATGATATACATATAGTATAGCAACAATCTTTATGCCCTTATAGCTGAGTTGGTTTAGCAAAGCACTTGTAATGCTTAGACGGGAGTTCGAATCTCTCTGGGGGCACCATATTATGAAGTTCGCTAAGGAGAATGTCGCAATGACAAACGTACAAGCGATTTACCAATATCGCACTCAAATCACAACTCTAATAGACTCCATAGAGTTACTCAAATTAAGCAAGATTTCGCCAGACTTGATCGAAGAAGTAGTCGCAGAGGCGAAGTGGACGCTAGATCGACACCAGCATGATGCCAATATAATGTCTCACGTATAAAAGATAACCAAAGAGACGCCTGTCTTACCTCTAACTGCATGGAGAATAGTTATGTCAAATCTCGCACCAGAAGAATTCGTTGAAGTACTCATTGACCCGATTGGATCTAGGTCAGACAAGGCTAATAGGATATCCAAGTCTACTATAGCTCGTCGGGCCAGACAAGATGTTAAGCGGATCATGAACATCAAGTTGGCGAAGGAGGATAGAGAGGATAGAGCCAAGTCTCGGAACAGTGAGGGCGATTCAGACGCTTAGTTGATATTACATTAGGAGTAGCATGTGAATGAAAAGTGTGGACGAAGTTGTACATCTAGACGAACAAACAACTGTAGTAATTGACGATTGTGGTGATATGGTGTTACACTTCGAAGATATTGAAGAAGATGATGAATGGCGAATTGAAGTTAATGCACGTGATCTATTTGAACATTTAAGGGAGTTTTTCGATGAGTGATATGAGTTTAGAAGAATTGGACGTAATGATAGATGAACTAATTGACGCTGATGGATTTGAAGAAGATCTTCCAGAGACAATCGAGTTCGCTGAAATCGTACCAAATGTGGATATCGCACCAAAGGATGATCGGATCAGACACTCTGCTAATGCTAGGATAGCTAGAACGAAGGCCAAGGAAGTAAAGGCGCTGAAGATTGCCAGAGCAGATCGTGATGCCAAGAAGGTGTTGGAAGCTAAAAATGCCATCAAAGCGAAGAAGGAACTGGCGAAGCCCGATGGCGAGTTCGTGGAAGCAGTCAAATAAATCAATATAGCACTTGACATCACTACAGTACTATGAGATAATACGTAGGTATTGAGAGAGATGTCAAGTGAAGTTGATTTGTTCTAAAATAGCTTCGAAAGTACTTGACTATGATGTTTCAGTGTAGTATAATGTAATCTGAATTGACGATTGAGAGTAGATGATTATGATTAGAATGATAGTTGGACTAATATTTATTATAGGCGCAGTTGGTCAAGAAGACTTCGCTATGGAGGTTGGCACCCAAGGCCCACCGTTGATTCAAACACTCGCCATCGTCCTGTTGGGAGTAGGGATTATCGCTAGTGCTGTACCAAAGCTCGTCCGCCAAGGCACGAAGTAGTGAACTTCGACATCAGGGGTAAGCATAAGAACCCAGTTGTCGTGAGGGAATACGTCATAGCCTGTCTAAAGCACCTCAAGCTAGATAGACTCTCCTCTAAGGTACTAATAATCAAATTCGTCACATCTTTAGAGGATGAGATTCTAGGCAACTGTATAGGAGACACTAAGTTCTCAATAGTGACCATAGCCAAAGAGTCTGATGGAACTAAGTTAATGTTCCTCGAACAGATGCAGACCCTAGCCCATGAACTGATACATGCTAAACAATTCTTTCGAGCTGATCTAACTCATGGTAAGATGGGTCAGTTCCGATGGAAGAAACGTAATGCTGGTGGATATCAGTACGACAACCAGCCATGGGAAAAGGAAGCATACCGATTAGAGAAGCAGGTATTCGTTGAATGCTTTCCCTTCAATAGAGACATAAATTAAGCTTGACAACACAGTCTAATTGTAGTATAATTAAGGGGTAGCAATGATCGTATTGTGACAAAGAAGTAGATAACGCAGCAGAGATATAGTGTGACATCAATTGTGAAACATCAGGAGAAAGATTATGAGTTATATGAAGAACGATATCATCACTGTAATTACCGTGGCTGGCGAGTTTATCGGCAAGTACGTCAAAGAGGATGCGACATCTTTGACGATAGCTAAGCCTAAGATGCTTGTTAATGGTGAGCAAGGTATGGGATTTGGTAGCGGAGTTTGTGTTACCGGAGAGATCGATCCAAGCAGCATGACGTTCTATGTTGGTGGAATAGTTTTCACCTCCTTGACTAGCGTTGCTGTTGGTAAGTCTTATATTGAAGCTACCAGTGGACTGATCCTGTGAGAAGCTGGACTGCGACAGTAGAGGCTGACCCGGATGATCCAGATGAGCGTCTACTAAACTTTCAGGAAGACTTCATGAAAGAAGTTGGTTGGAACGTGGCAGATACGTTGATTTGGACTGAGAATGGCGATGATACTTGGACAATAAGTAAAGTTTCCAAAAGCTAGAATAGTCATACCCAGAGTATGACAATGTGACATAATATAAACTTAAATGGGAAGACGAACTATGAAAATGTTAGGATTAAATGTGCTTGTAACCGAATCTGAGGCTCCAACTCAAACAGCTGGTGGCATCATCCTATCTGGGGCAGAAATTGATAAAGCTTCAAAGCCTGGTATAGTGTTGTCGATGAGTTTGGATGTAGCCAACCAAGGTAACTTGGAGGTTGGTCAGGAAATCTATCTAAAGTGGTCAGAGGCAATGCCTGTCACGATTGAAGGCAAGAAAGCAGCTATCCTCCATGTAGATCACATCAAAGCAATTATCAAATAGGAATATAAAAAATGTCAAATACTCCAGCGTTTAAGTTCACTAACTACTCTTATGGACAAAAGTCTATGAGCGAGCAACCCGATATCGAAATCGAGCATACGTCATATGACCATGACATGGATCTGGACTCAATGCTGTCTTTGTTTCAGAACTTCCTGCGGGGAGCTGGATATCCTTTCGAGGCTGGTGAATACATCACCACCCGGCATGTCGATGAGGACTCTTCCACAGATTGGTGTTATGACGATTTGTTGAATGACATTATTGACGATCGAGAGGAGCTATTGTTCGAGAACGATCGACTGCAAGATATCATCGATGCCCACCTGAAATCTACGTCTGGTGCGAAGATGTGCGAGTGTAAATAGAAGGGTTCGGCATGAGAGAAATCAGTGATGCAGAGTACGAGTTGTACCTTAAACTAAGGAAGATCGTTGTACATGCTCAATCAGATAAGTATCCGGGAATCTACTTTATTTGCGGCGAAAGCGGCGATAAAGATCTAGACGGATTGCCGGAACGAATTCTGATATGTCCTTCTCTCGGTGCCGACATCGGGTCAACTGTAACGTATAAGAGGGAATTAAGAAATGCTTGATCCTAGAATATCCAAAATTCATGATAGTGAAGTTGTAAGACAAAAGTCTACAGTTGAGCTTATTGCTAGTGAGAATTTTGCGAGTCAAGAAGTCATGGATTTGGCTGGTAGTGTATTCACCAACAAGTACGCCGAAGGCTACCCAGGTAAGCGATACTATAATGGTTGTGACAATATGGATGATATTGAAACGCTCGCCATTGATAGCTTATGTGAGTTGTTTAGTGTGAAATTTGCTAATGTGCAACCTCACTCAGGAGCCAATGCCAACACAGCAGTATATCAAGCTTTTCTACAACCAGGAGATAAGATTCTTGGTATGGATCTAGCGAGTGGTGGTCACCTGTCTCATGGTAGCCCACCGAACATCTCTGGTAAGATCTATAGTGCGCATACTTACGGGGTTGACGAGAATGGTCTATTAGACTATGATGCTATTGCTGAACGAGCTACTTATGTTCGTCCTAAGATGATCGTTGCAGGCGCAAGCGCATACCCACGGGTGATCGACTGGAAGCGCTTTCGTGAGATTGCGGACTCCGTTGGTGCGTTGCTTATGGTCGATATGGCTCACTATTCTGGATTGATCGCAGGTGGCGCATATCCAAGCCCAGTGCCATACGCTGATGTTATAACGAGCACCACACATAAGACGTTACGTGGTCCCCGTGGAGGAGTTATACTTTGGAACAACCCAGACTATACTCGTAAGATCAACAGCGCTATCTTCCCAGGTACTCAGGGTGGCCCATTGATGCATGTCATTGCTGCTAAGGCACAGTGCTTCATTGAAGCTGGACGTGAAGACTTTGGTGCATATGCTCAGGACGTTGTGAGTAACGCTAAGGCCATGTGCGATGTGTTTGTGGAACGTGGTTTACCAGTACAGACGGGTGGGACAGACAGTCATATCATCTTAATGGATCTCAGTAAGAGCAAGTATAGTGGTCGTGAGGCAGCAGACTTATTAGAGAAGCATGGGATAACTGTGAATAAGAATGGTATTCCGAACGACCCACGTAGCTTCGTAGAGACTAGTGGCATTCGTATTGGTACAGCAGCGGAGACTACACGTGGCCACGATGATCTTTGGTTTTCCGAACTGGCGCATCGAATCGGAGATATATTGTCATGAAAATAGTCGATACTTCGAAAGTTTATGGGATTGAATATGAGCGAAAATAACGAGTACGAGCCCGATAATTGGGTAGTGATCCGCCTACAAGAGAACGATACGTCTGCTCCGATATATAAAGTCCTTGCAGGCGGAGATCGGCAGGTTGGCACAAGAAGCGATACTTGGAGGTTCAATAGTGGTATCGTTGGAGTTGAAGACGTTGACCATTCGTATAACTTCCACGGGTATTCTGGTTCTGTATATATCTGCAATAAATACAGCTATCGACTAGAGGATAATATCTCCCACTTTTATGATAACGTAAAGGCACAACTTGGAGATAGAGTCACTCTTATGGACGAAGATACGGACTGGTTGAGTATTGACTGGGGCGTCCAGGACAAACACGTATCTGTACGCAAAGATGATACTGAGTAGGAGATAGACATGGGAATGAAGTTAGCTGGTATCATGGCATTAGTGACAGTCCTCACTGGAGGAGCGTTCTATTGGTACTATGCTGATACCCAAGCCAAGATGGCAATTCTTAATGAGAATAACGCCAAGCTTGGCATCGCTATTCAGATCAGCGAAGATACGATCGATCAGCTCCAGGTCGACTATGATGATGCCAGCGAATCACTGATACAACTCAACGACGAGTTTGTGGCGATTCGTAGGCAGAACCAGACGCTAGCTGATAAGTTAGATAAGAACGATATAGGTTATCTAGCGTCTAACAAGCCTGTTCTAATAGAGCGTATTATCAACATAGCGACCGACAGGGCTAACCGATGCTTCGAGCTGTTGTCTGGCGCAGAATTAACTGATACTGAAAAGGAGTCAACGGATGGTAAAGCGTTCAATAGCGAATGTCCTTGGTTGTTTGATCGCTATAACACTGATTAGTGGATGTAGCACGGTCCCGCAAAGGATTGAATTGTCCGCAGAGCCTGTTGATAAGCCAAAGTTAGTTCTGCCCGAAGCAGACGAGTTGTATCTACGAAGAGTTGAATGGTCTGTTATCAATGCCACGAACTTCAAAGAAAAGCTTCTGGGACTGGGTGCAGACGGACATTCTCCAGTATTCTTCGCTATTACCGACACCGGATACGAGAACCTTGGTCTCAATCTATCTGACATCAGGGCTTACGTACACCAGCAACAGTCGATCATCAATGCGTATGAGCGGTATTACCAAGCGTCAGATAAGGCGATTGATGATGCTAATGCGGTGATTATCGATGCAAAGCAACAGGTAAACGCACCACTCGTGAAGTAGATATAATCCAAAATAAGTGTTGACACGTGTTGCTAGATGGTATATAATGTACATATTGAATTGAGATACGAGAACAGCTGATATGATTATGATTCTACAAGAAGTGAATGAACCATCAGATGTTGGATATAAAGGAATATATCACGTAAACGAGCAGGGACACTTGGTAGCCCATCAACAACTGGGAGGTGTACTGAAGGTATTTAGAAAACCTCTTAGGATGTTCAGCAAGACCAGACGCAAGTTTGAGAAGATCGGAGGATACTATGAGTAAGACTGATGTTGAATACGTGATGGTGACTACAATAGCTACTATTCGGAAGCGATACTTTATCCCTTCTGATCAAGTACCTACTAAGGGAGATCTAAAGATAGCTCTGGATATGATTGAACGAGATGATACTCCTGTTCAAGCTAGTATGGAGCTACAGCTAGGAGAGCATGTAGTTGACTATGAAGGTATAAGTGAAGATAACCTGATGATAGTCTTGGATGAGGATCGATTCGACAAGGATGTTGTAACCAAGTCTGAGAAGTTAGCGCTGATCAGACACATACAGTAACGGTTGGATCAAAAGATGATTACGATATATGGAGCGCCTGGATGTGTGTATTGCACGAAATGTACTCAGCTAGCAGATACGTTTGAACTTGATTATAAGTACAAAAATATCTTAGAGCATCCCGAGGAGTTTTTGGAGCAATTTCCTGAGATTCCGGGTGTACCACAAATAGTTTGGGGAGACCGTAAGATTGGTGGTTACCCAGATTTTGCTCAAGCAGTGAATGATAATATTAATGATGGAGAAACAATATGACTAAAGATGATATCTTAGCAACAATGCGACTTGACGATGTGAGTATCGAGTTCGTGAAAGTCGATGGCACCATGCGAACTATGGTAGCTACCTTAAATGAGGATAAGATCGTATCTACTCCAGCGGAGGCTAAGCCTGGCGCAGTAGCTCGTAAAACAAACACCGAAAGCTGCTCGGTGTGGGACGTCGAAGGAAGTGCTTGGAAAGCATTTCGTTGGGCAAATCTTAGATCGGTAAATGGGACACAATTGCCAGATGGCCTTAGCTAATAACGTACAAGCAACGATAGCTCTTATCAAGAGAGATGTTAATCAGACTATTCTTAATCAAGTGACATTCATCACGAGTGAGTCACAGAAGAGTACGAAGTCCATCACGTTGTACATGCCCAATGAAGCTGCCGACGATCCCGCCGTGCAGCATCTCGCCGATGGTGGTTGGAATAAGTACACCTGTATCGTATTCCTTACCCATTGGCAACAAAGCATGTATAACTTGTTTCTTGGCGTTCCTTATAGTGCTGGTATTGTGATGCCAAATGCCATCGATGTTATAGCAAAAGCACCTAAGCCATCTACCGGAGTAAACCTTCTGTTCGTTGGTGACCCAAGAAATGGTCTCGATATAGCGTTCTCGGCATTTAAGAAACTCTCTCCTAAAAATCCAGATATGTTGTTGTACGTCTTTACTGACTTCAGTGTCTACGGAGGTCTCAAGGATAAGAATAACAAATTACATGCGAAGTTTGCTGCTGAAGTTAGAAGTCATCCAAAGGTCATATTCCATACCAATGAGGCCGACTATCTAGGACTAACTAGACGTGTGCCCGTACTAGACGTGTGCCACATACTACTCTTTCCGAACATATATCCAGCGGCAACACACACTCCCCTGCTAGAGTGCATGTCTGCCGAAATGATGTGTATACACTCATCATATGGGTCTTTTCCTGAGATATCCAGAGGTCTAACCTCGATGTACGGTTACTCCGAAGATAAAGAGATCCACCTGAATACGTTCTATCAAGAGCTAGCCAATGTTGTTGCTTTATATGGCAGACTTGGACCTAGACGAAATATCGCTATGAAGTTGGCACAGGATAAGACATTTATAGATACCACGTATTCATGCAAGAGTCGAAGTATTCAGTGGACTGATTTTCTGCTAAACTTGTTGACAAACCAATAAGCTCATGTTATACTACACTCTAAACTGAATGGAGCAAATCGCATGGCTAAAGTAACAACCAAAGCCGCACCCCGCAAAAGTAAGTCACAGCGACAGGTAGAAGAAGGTCACATCGGTCGTGAGACCGTTGATTGGTCTGTCGTCAAGCCTGCTGCATACAAGAAGAATCTTGATGATACCATACGTCATTATGGGTACTTTTATGAGAAGAAGGCATACTGTCAGTGGGTCGAGAGTTGGATGGCACAGTATATGCCGGAGGGTGTTGAGTATTACTCCTACGCAGAATCTTGGATGTCTTCGTCAACATTGGCAGGTCTATGCAGGATGGAGATGAATGGTTGCGTACTGAGTGCTAAGAATAAAGCAACCCAGTTGATGTGGGCAGAAGAGATCATCGAACGTGGTAAGTTCAATAAAGCGAGTATCCCAGCCGAAGTTACAGCAAAGTCTGAAGTGAAGCGCAAGACTCCTGTCGAGCTTTTGGCCGAAAAGACCGCCGATTTTCTCGGTGAGATCGAAGGATTCATTGATGAGTTTTTGGCTGGTACCCTTGATAAGGACTGGTCTATCTATAATGAGATGAAGAAGGCTGGTTCTGCTGCGCAGACGGCACGAGATGCTGGCGCTGTCTACATGGTTATGCAAGAGGAGTTACGAGAGCTTGTCTTTGATAAGACTGAGGAGCTACTCGAAGGCTATAATAACCTTGGCGTTCGTAAGCAGAAAGCGTTCTACACTTTCGTATCCAATATCGTAGAGGATTGCGAGAAGTACTTGATCAGTAAGAAGGCCACTCGTAAGCCACGTGCTAAGAAAGCAACACCCGCTAGTACTCAAGTCGCCAAGGTGTTATACCTTAAAGAATCCAAAGAGTATAAGATCACTAGTGTTGATCCCGTGAAGCTCGTTGGTGCTCAGGCAGTCTACTTATTCAACACAAAGACTCGTGTTCTGAAGTATCTAGTCAGTAATCGGCGAGAAGGATTCATCGTCAAGGGCAGTACGATTCAGGGATTCGACGAGGAACTGTCGATTAAGAAGATGCTGAGAAAGCCTGAAGAGATGTTAGAGTTGGTTGGTAAAGGAACCAAAGCTAAGGCACTTAAAGGATTCAAAGCACTGACTACCAAAGAGAGTGCGTCTGATGGACGTATTAATAGAGAGACTATCATTCTGAAGGTACTGAACTAATGTCAACGATAATCGATTTCGAAGCGGCACGAAAGAAGATCAAAGCGCAAGACGATGCCGTCGAGATGACTGTAAATCAGAGCGAGCTTTCCATGGCAAAGTACTTCGCCGTCAGCTCAGCTAAGGACATCGTTGCAGGGCTGGAGCTGATAGGAGTCAAAATCGACGCTAATCCTCTGGCTGTGCTGGAGATTCGGGTGTTGATCGATACCATAGAGGCATTATTCTATAGGACAGTTGGAGAGGAGCATCCATTTCATACTATATCGAATAGCATATATGCACATGAGGACGTAGACTACTCGAAGTTACTTGGTGAGTTTTTGGAAGACCTATATGTAGACGATGAAGATGTGTGAGATATTACTTGACAACCCGCATAAACTATGTTATTATTAGACCTCAATAGATAAAGCTGGAGATACATTATGATACTGGTAGACTTGAATCAAGTTATGATTTCAAACATGATGGCACAGATTGGTAGCCACACTAACGCCCAAGTTGATGAGAATATGCTACGGCATATGATCTTGAACACCTTGCGCATGAATCGTCAAAAGTTCACGCAAGAGTTCGGCGAGCTGTTGATCTGCTGTGACGATAAGAACTATTGGCGACGACAGGCATATCCGTACTATAAGGCGAATCGTCGGAAGTCCCGTGAGAAGTCGGAGTTAGATTGGAATTCGATCTTCGCTGCATTGAATAACATTCGAGAGGAACTGAAAGAGTTCTTCCCGTACAAGGTCATGCAGATTGAGACGTGTGAAGCGGATGATATCATTGGCACCATCGTCCATAAAGAGGGCAAAGTACTGAACTCGGGTGAGCCTATTTTGATTCTGTCTGGCGATAAAGACTTTGCACAGTTGCATACATACGCTAACGTCAAGCAGTACGATCCTACTCGTAAGCGCTGGATCTCTCAGTCTAACCCAGAAGAGTTCTTGTTTGAACACATTCTTCGTGGTGATGCTAGTGATGGCGTGCCAAACGTACTATCAGCAGACAATGCACTTGTTATGAACATCCGTCAGCGTCCGGTCACTAAAAAGCGGATACTAGAATGGGTGGACATAAATAAAATGGATAGTGAAGTAAAACGGAACTATATGAGAAATAAGTCAATGATTGACCTGACTGAGATTCCAAAATCGATCCAAGAGACGATTCTGGAAAGCTACGCTGAAGAGAACACCAAAGATCGAAGTCAGTTGATGAATTACTTTATTAAAAACAAACTTAAGAACTTAATGCCTAGCATAACGGAGTTTTAACATGACTACAGAATCATTAGCAGAGATTATCACACAGGTATGTGCCATCGAGCAGACTGCTGATAAAGTTGCGTACCTACAGAAGAATAACTCGATCCCATTGAGAAATATTCTAATCTTTATGTACGACAAGAAGTTCACATTCAGCATTCCTTCGACTGCCCCACCCTACACGCCTTCGGTGCATAACGAATCGCATGGTCTGTTGTATCGAGAGGCTAGGAAGATGGTATATCTGATCAACGAATTGACTGAAGGTGAGAATCTGAGCCAGATTAAACGAGAGTCTTTGTTTATCCAAATACTAGAAGCTGTTGATCGAGAAGATGCAAAGTTGTTAGTTCGAATGTTATCAAAGACTCCATATCCAGAACTACCTGTCGAGGTGATCATTGAAGCTTTTGGGCCAATCATTAGCGATCCCGTAGCAGTTGGTGAAGTAAAGCGTGGTCGTGGTCGACCTAGAAAAGTAGTATAACGTTAACCTAAAGTAAGAGTGTGTATCAATGTCCAAAGAAATGAAGTTTCGTGAGTGGATCGAAGAAGATAATGCGAGAGAGTCTATCGGTAAAAAGAAAGACTCTAAGCGATACGATAAACGAAAAGCCGACATCCAAAAGGCTAGACGAGAGAAGAGATCTTATAAGGACTCGGATTCGTTTTTCGACTGATCGTTGACACTGCTAACAATATATGATACAATGTGATATAACAACTTAATAAAGAGATTGATATGAGAATTAGTGAAAAGTTAGTACTTGTCGACTGTGATGGCGTTCTTCTAGATTGGCTATACACCTTTAATAACTGGATGAGTGAGCATGGGTATAAGCAAGCCGCCAATGTCGATACCTACGATTTATCGGTAGTGTACGGCATGGACAAGTCAACTATGTCCGGCCACATAAAGAACTTTAATGAAAGTGCTGCAATTGGATATCTTCCGCCTCTACGAGATGCTGTTAAGTATGTTCGTAAGATGCACGAGGAACTTGGATGTGTCTTTCACTGCATCACCAGTCTAAGTCTAAACCAGTATGCTGGAACCCTACGAAAGCAGAATATCGAGAATCTGTTCGGGAAGACTGCATTTGAGAAGATCGTCTGTCTCGATACTGGCGCAGATAAAGATGAAGCTCTGCTGCCGTACATCGATAGTGGATGCTTATGGATAGAGGACAAGGTACCAAACGCTGAGCTGGGAGTTAAGATGGGACTGACCTCGGTGCTTGTTCGACACAGCTTCTCTAAGGACTACGTCAATGATGATGTTGTGGTCGTCGACACTTGGAAAGAAATCTACGAAATGCTGTCGTGAGTTTCCTTCGATATAAATATCCTTGAAGGGTACACTATGATTAGACAGCCCCGTGCTGTCTTTTTTATTAAAGATAATGGAGATATTGACACAATGCCTATATATACTTTTGTGGATAACACAACTGGTGAAGAACTTGAATTTGTTATGAAATTTGATGAACGAACTGAGTACCTACTCGCCAATCCAAATATTACGCAAACGATAACTTCAGCGCCAGCTTTAGGAGATGCTGCACGCCTGGGAGTCACCAAGACTCCAGATAGTTTTAATTCACTGATGAAACACATACACCGAAACAACCCCGGATCTACAATCGAAACTAGATAATCATAAGGATATTTACATGTCTGCACAGCGTCGAGAGAGAAGTGGAAAACGAGAGAAAAAAGCATTCGGACAGCAAGGCCCCAATCCCCTAGAAGCAGTACACCAACCTTCCACTGGAATCACACTCAGCACTAAAGTAGCACCAATGACAGAGAACCAACGCATAGCATTTGATGCTTGGGACGATGGCTCCAACCTAATGCTTCATGGCATTGCCGGAACCGGTAAGACATTCTTGGGGCTATACTTCGCACTCAAGTCTGTTATGGAAAAGAACTCTGTACATAAGAAAGTGTTTGTTGTTAGATCAATCGTACCTACTCGAGAAATAGGTTTTCTCCCTGGCTCCGAAAAAGAAAAAATGAAAGTGTACGAAGCACCTTACTACGACATCGCAACCAAGATATTCAATCGAGGTGATGCGTACGAAATCCTGAAACAGAAGAACTGTGTTGAGTTTATTTCGACATCATTTCTGCGAGGAGCAACATTTGATGATTGCATCATTCTGGTGGACGAAGTTCAGAACATGAGTGACCAAGAGTTGCACACTGTCATGACCCGAGTTGGCGAGAATTGTCGAATAATCTTTTGTGGTGACGTTAAACAAGACGATTTGACGAGCGAGCGTAAGAAAGAGATATCTGGTCTACGTGTATTCATGAAGGTCATTGAGCGTATGAGAGAGTTCGACTTCATCGAATTTGTTATCGACGATATCGTTAGAAGCCAGTTGGTCAAATCCTATATAATCGAACGAGACAAACAAGGACTATAAATAGCACTATGGATGATTATAAACAACAAATGGTAAATTGGTCACCAGACGAACAGCTTCAGGAGGGCGAAAGCCTTCTCGTTGAGGTTCGCCCGGAGGCTTTGGGTCAGAAGATATGGGAGTTCGGTGAAAGCCACGACTCGCCCGAATCTAAAGAGTCTGAACGTAAACTAATAAGAGAGTAGAGAGTAATGGCGGACGTAAAACGAATACGAGTATTTGAACTTAGTGATGGATCTAGAGTTGGTCATCAGTTGTCAGAAGCAGAGGTTAAAACCTTTCTTGCAGCTAACGCTGGCTCGAAGTTGGTGAGATAGGACGTGCCCGTATTAAGCGTTGGAGTTGGCGTGGTTGAGGGAGCAATCTCTCAATCACATCTTGAAGACGATTTACTCGTATTTGATCCATACTATGACGTAGATCCCGAGATCAGCGGTGATAGGCTTCCTCCGGTATATGCGAACTACATGGGCATAGATCCGGCGGACGGCGTTTATAAGCTGTTGGCGTATAATATCACACTCAACGTTACTATAAGTCCATTCGCACCAATTGGTATTTACGGTGGTGGTGAACCCGATGAGATCACAGTTGATGATAGTAACGGTAACCCATTTACGAATGAAGTGTACTATTATGTAATTGATAGTATCACCACAGCAAATACTAACTATAATTACGAATTTGTATCCGGCGGAGCATATACTGGCATCCCAGCGGCGGGCAGTATCAGTAAGACTAGCTTTATTACTATAACTGAGTCGATTAGTCCATACACCACATCTACAGCCGCATGGTATTGTCTTATGAGTGATTTCACCTATGAGACATTCTCTAGCGATACATTGGTGTATCTGGCGGCAGATCCAGCATACAAATCGATGATATCGTTGACGCTGGTTGAGCCATTTAGCATACCGGATGGCGCTGACGTGACGCACAACTTCACTGTTACAGCAACACCGTATACATTCGATTTGGATTATCAGGACAACCCGTACGGTCCTCCCATAGCGGGTGATCCAGTGACACTAGTTCCGGCACCAAAGATTGGAACTCTTATGTACGAGACTGACTCGCTTGTCGATAAAGTCAAAAATCTAGCAGCAGCAGGAGACTAGCTATGCCAGCAGCAGCACGAGTCGGCGATGCCGTACTAACCGGCCACCCAGGTTCAATCACAACGACCATCGCCAGCTCGCCAAATGTCAAAGTATTCGTCCAGGCATTACCAGCAGCCGTAGCAGGATC